CCCGCCGAAACCATTTCATCTAGACGCCGCCCCTGTCTCCGTTCCCCCGTTCTTGGATCTGTATACGAGGGACGAGTGTAATAGAAGCCGACTAGTACCTTTTTGCCGTCTCTAATCTCGTATTCACCTTCAACTCTGTCTAAACTAAAGTCAGCTGCACCGACACTCCTATCTGAAACATCGCTCCTGGCGAATGATTTTAGTGTCTCTGCAAACCCGCCTCGCTCGTCTGCAGCCAGTGACGCAAGGACCTTACCGACCACTGGATTCAGCGCCTGTAAGTAAATGTCTGCAGCGGCTTCAGAGGGCGCGTTCCGAGCCTCTAGTAAATACTGGCCAAGATTCTGTTGTATCCACGTCGCGGCAGCTCGACTAGAGTATTCACCCTGCGTAGCGTCGTTCCAAGAGTCGAGTAACTCCTGACCCGCTTCCACAGCATCGGACCTGGCTTTTTCAATATCTTGACCGATACCGCGTCTTAATTCACCGAGTCGCGCATCAAGAGCGCCAGCCCTTAGTTGTGCGTCAGTAGCGTCTTTAGCAGACATCGATGCTGTGCCGGTCTCGAAGATGTTTGAGATCTGCTGTAGCATCTCTCGCTGAGTAGCACGGTCGGGGGTTCTCTTGTTACTTGTGCCACCGATAGCCGCGATCATGGCAACCCGAGCCATGGCCCGGTCTCTTCTGTTTTCTAGCTTCGCCAAGTCGTTGACGGTCTGCACGCCTGCCTGCTGCAACTGTGTTGCAACTGCAGCTTGCTCTTCGGGCGAAATCGTTATCTCACCAGACATAACCTTCTCTACTACCTGCTCAGTAGGCATGTCCTTGGTCTCTTCAACAACTTTGTCGACGGACGCCTGTTGCTCGGGCGTGTCCATCCTAAATGTTGCGGGTTCGAGTTCGGCTAGCTCCGCTTCCAGACGAGTGATTTTGTCCTTACGTTGCTGGATAGTAGGATGCTCAAGCTCCCCCTGCGCTCCCATGCGACGTGGTTCAATACCACGCTCAGCGAAGTCTGCTCGAACCTGTTCAAGGTCGGCTTTTGCTGCTGCTATCTCGTCTGGTAGCTGACGCCTGCGTCGTTCAGCGCGTGTGGTTGCAAGTCTTTCATTTGCGTCTCGCATTCTTTTATTGCGACCAATTTGCTGAGACTCTGACTCAGCTTGAGGTTCCGGCGCTGACGCTTCGGGCTCGGGGGGCGGCTCACCAGAGGCAACAGCATCAACAAACTGTTGACGCTGAGCTGGGTCCTGAATATTTGCAGCGCCTGCTATCACGCCTCTTTTTGTTGCTACTTGTTGCTCGGGGGGGAGCTGTTCTGTCGCTTCCCTTAAAAGGTTGTAGTCAGTAAGCACAATGCCTTCAGCGGCAAGTGCCGTAGCATTATCGAATTTAGTCTGATACCTCAATGTGTCCGCAAGGGCTTCATTCGTTACGTCGACAAATTCTTCAAGAGTTCTAAATGAAGCAACTGGAGCATTAGGGTCGTTACTACCGTCCACCGTAATCACACCAAATGAGCCGTCCTCATTGGAAGTCTGAATTACCCAGTCGCCGTTTGGTCCTTTGACCCATCTAGCATCCTTTACTGATGGGTCAATTAACCCGTTCGATCTGGCAATACCAAGCGCCACACTTCTAGCTTGGGCGTCATTAGCTTCTAGCCCCGCAGCTAATTTTTTGCCATCAATGCGAGTTTTAGTGTCGTTCCAAAAACCCGCGTTATCAATTAGCGTCATGGTCGCATTCGCGGATTCTTCATCTATCCTCTCGCGCTCTGCGACTGCATCGCGGCGCTCTTGCGCTTCGTTGATCTGAAGCTGCCGCTCTGCTAGATCTGCCCTCTTTTGAGCAGCGATAGCTTGCCCAGCCCCGGCTAGTCCCAGCCCAACTCCTGCTAAACCATCTAAAAGGCTCATGGCTTTTCCTTATATTCCGAAGGCTGCGAGAATCGCAGCTGATCCCAGCATGCCAACCGCCCCGTAGGTCTGAGCTTTGTGTGCGGCTTTGGCTTGTTCGTATGCATTCTTGCGGGCAGTCGCATCTGCTGCAGCCGATCCCATCTGCTGCAAAGAAGTTCTATTTACGCCTTGGCCAATGTTGATCAGATCTGCCAACAAGGTTTGATTCGCGTCGCGCTGCGCTAAGCGCGCGTCGCTAACGGCCTGAATACCCCCGAGCGTGTTGCTCCGACTGATGCTTCGCTGCATCTCTTGCCGTTGTGCCGGAGTTAAAGAGGTGCCATAGCGACTGATGTTTCGATCAGCGATGGCTTTAGCCATAGCCTGCGAAGTAGCAGTGTCTTCTCTCGCTTGATCAATGAGGCTGGTATCAGTCTGTGCTTGGTTGATCAGATCTTCCTCAAACTGGCCATAGTTATTGACGAAATCGAGATACTGCTGACGAGTCATATCAGCGTATGTTTGATCGGGATCTGTAACCGTTGGAATATTGCCCGTAGTGTAGGAATTACCGCCGCCGGGGTATGTGTATCCCGGCGGAAGACCCATACCACCAGGACCGCCTCGTGGATTTGCCATCACTACTGGGTCAGTTTTTGGCTGCTTTACTGCTGACTGGGCAGGAAGGTCACCTAGTGCCATTAGACGCCTCCTTGGGCGTTTATGTTATCGCCCAACCGACCAAGAAACTCTGAGAACGGACCATCACCAAACATGCCTTTCTTATTAGCGCCCATAATTGTGGCCCCGAGCAGCTGGCCACCCGCTTTGTATTTAGCCGAAGCCACCTGTTGATTAGCCTTAGCCTTAGTAAGCGCCTGAGAAGTACCAAGACGTGATGCTTGAGCGAGTCCACTTTGCGCTTCTGCGGCTTGTCCACGAGCAGTCCCCAAAACGCCTGTTTTCTGGCGATTCTCAATACCCTTCGCTGAAGCAGTGGCTTGGCCTAACTGACCTTGTATAGCGGCTGCTCGGTCACCTGCCGCACCCACGCGATTTGTCTCTTGAAAGCCGCCACCAGCAAGAGCCTGCTGCGTATCAGCATTCGCTCTGCTTCTTAGCGTGGTTTTATAATCGGCAGTCATGGACTTATCACGCATCTGCTGAAGCAGGGGGTCGTACAACTGCTTAAAGCGGTCGTATTCTGCCTTCGCTACACCTGCTGAGATCTTCTCAGCCTCTGAAGGCTTATAGTCTTGCTGCTTAGGTCCGCATCCCATGTCTAAACTCTCTTCACCATCGTTGCCCCTGCGTATTCATAGCCAGAGGCTTCTAACTTCTCTTCAGTGCGCCGCGTCTTCACCCGGCTCGTTATGTCAAACACCAACGCTTTTGCAGACTCGTGAACGGCCCAAGACTCAAAAGCAGCCAACAAAGCAGAAAAACCGCCGAGCTCGCGCGCCTCTGGAAGGACAAAGCACGTCTCTTCATAGGCGACCAGATCGTCCCCAAAGAACGTCGGGCCAAGCGACGCAAACAAACCCCCGACTGGTATGCCGTGGTGCTCCAGTAGAAAAAGCCGTTTGTCTGGTCTGCTTGTGTACTCATCAAATCGAGCCCAAAGCTTTTCTTCGTTAAAGTCCATGTGTGAGTACACCGACTCACGCCACATTACCTCTGCACCCATCAGTATCATCGGGAAGTCTTCGCGCTCTGCTTCCCTGACACGCAGCCCGTTACTTGACCTCTCTTCCGTACCGGTTTCGTTGGAGCTTGTATGATCGATGGACGCCTCCATAATTCACCTTCCTGGCTATTGGCATATCTGCATGACGCGCTCTGCGGTCTGCTTCTTGAACACTCTGCTGGAACAAGGTGCCGTACACCTGTGCAGCGCCGAAATCTGTCCACTCCTTGCTGGGTAGACGCAAGAGACGAAACAAAGTCCCCTGGATAATTGCTTCTCGATAGTCCGTCATGACATCGTCGTCACAAGCGGTAGATGAATAGGTGGGCTTCAACTGCGCTCGCAAAATGACAGCCTGAGACTTCGTCTCGTTCGGAACGGGGGCCAGCCAAAATGTGGACTGGTTGACCTTTACGAAGTAAGAAGGCGTTCCTGCGTTGTCGGCGTTTCGCCACTTAGGTAGGCGCTGCTCCAGAAGCCCAGTCGAGATGGGCTCTAAGTCGTCACCGTCAAAGGTCAGCCACATGATCTTATGCACGACCGCGCTGCTAGGCGGCTCAAGGTCATACTCATAGATGTTGGCTACCGTGGTAACCGGGTCGAGCTCCTGCTGATATACCGGAGCTTTCTCGCAGAGCTCGATCGCAGCTGCACGGATGTTGGTCTCGATAAGAGAGTCAGGACATCCTGGGACCATCGGAATAATTTCGGGGAGAAGCGTCTCGTAACTAATAGCCATGGTTATGCTCCCGCCCTAGTGCTTTCTGCATTGGGCGAGGTCACCACATCAATCTGCCCTTTGCCCGTCACAGCAGATATAAACAGCTGGTAGTGACCACCGCCCCTCTGCTGATTCCCCGCGTACTCGGCGTCTTTCATGTAAGCCATGTACAAGACGTAGTTCATGACCGCGTTTGCGTACACATCAGGCACCGCCAAGTTATCGGCAGTTCCAACGGTCGCTGGATTCGCGGAGTACACGATCTCGATATAGGCGTTACCGCTCACGCCGGGATAAACGTAGAAATTGCGAGGGTCTTGCTCGTCGTACACGAAGTGCTTGACCTCTGCGCCATGCTTAGCATCACCCTTTACAGCGGGGTCATGCCAGCTGGGTGTCTGTGCATCCAGAATCTCGCGAGACACGAGCCTAATGGCGCGACCGCCCGTGCCATTTTCTAAGGCAGACATATTGCGGACTACGCGGAGCAATCGATTCCCGCCGCTTGGTATTGTTTGCTTAGTGCCCGTATCAAGCTGGACAGTGGCGTTCGTGGCAGTAGCGTCAGGCTTTAACAACGCAATTTCCCGCTGCGCGTCGTTCACCCACAGCACCAGCTCTGACTCTGGCCATCGGATATTAGAGGTGTCCTGCAGGACGCTTTCTACTCTTGATATAACGCTGGCGACTGTGACTGACATATCGGCCCTTTAGTTTTAAGAGTTGAGAGCTTGCTCCCAAGCCTCTTCGCGTTCTGTCGTAGAAATAGTGCGTCCTGCGTATTTGTTCACAACAGCCGCCTTCGGCGTACCGTTCGCTTTGAAATCATCGGGGTTAGCCGCGCTAATGATCTCTTCCATAACTTCGACCAGCGATTTCTGGTCCTCTACTTCGGGTTCAGGCTCGGGTGCAGCTTTTGGACTATCCCCGACAATGTCAGCGCCCATGGTCAACGCGATCTTCCCGATCTCGTCACCGACTTCTCGCGCTACACCTGCTTCAAACAGCACTACGGCCCCAGACAGGGTGGCTACCCTGAGCGGCTCCTTGCTAATAATCTTCATGTTTAGTCCTTAAAAAGAAGGCCCCCCGAAGGGGGCCGATAGTCTTACTGAGCAGTGTCGAGGCAGATGACTCCGAAGTCCTCTACGCCGCCGTTGATGTCAGCGTTGTACTTGGGCTTGCGAAGACCGAAGATCTTGCCTACCGAAATACCCAGCTGGTTACCGTAGTCGAAGGTATCTTCTACGATCTCGGGTAGGCCGATGTCAGCCATTGCAAGAGCTTGAGCACCACAGAACAGTGCACGTGCACCCTCTACGTTACTACTAGAGCCCCACTTAGTGG